TCAGGTGCTAGATGACTTAAAAATCCCACAGAGGATTTCAAATCGCAGTAAGATCGTAACTCAAGAGGGATCTGAAATACATGCGGTGACAGCCAACGCAGCAAAAGGGCAATCGGAGTCTAAGGCTGGGAGATCTATGAGCTTCCAACTGCTTCATCTTTCAGAGCTCGCGTTCTGGCCAGATCAAAACGCATATGGCGCACTGGTAAGTTCGGCAGGTTTGTCAGCGCCAATCATGGTGGAGAGCACAAGCTCAGGTCCGGGTGATCTAATGTGGAAACTCTGGTCAGAGAAGAATGATTTCGAGAAACTCTTCTTCTCCGTTGAGGACCATGCGGCATATGTAAGCACGCCATCCTTTACGGAAGAAGAGTGGAGAGAGATGCAGGATCTCGGATTTACCAGAGCAGAATCAGCAGCATGGTTTCTAAAAACTCTCAGGAATCGATTTCAAGGAGATCTGGTTCGAGCCTTACGTGAGTATCCCCAGAAGCCTGAACACGCCTTCATGAGCTCTGAGGGACGCTGGATCAACCTTACTCCTCCAGTGTTGGAACATATGATGCAGCAAGACTTTAAGATATTCCAGAATAGAATAGGCGGAGAGGAATATGTTATTGGCGTAGACACTGCCGGGGGTCTAGGGCAGGATGCGAGCGCAATAGCTGTAATAAGAAAGTCTGATATGTCTATCGTTGCTTCATGGTGCGATGAGACTGCTACGGTGGATACGCTTGCTGACATGATTAGGATTATGTACACGAAGTACGGTGGCTCAGTAATCATAGAGTCAAACGGGATTGGGCTTGCAACGGTGCAAGCAACAAGAGCAAGAGGTGTCCCAGTTGTAGAATGGAAGACCTCAAAGTCCACACAATATCAGGGACTGCTCGCAGTAAAGCGAGCAGTAGAAGAAGGCAGGCTTTCAGGCCCGATAGAGTTAGCAGAGGAGTGCGACTCTCTTCATGTTAATCGATATGAAAAGTTCGATGGAAAAAAAGATCTGTGCATGGCGATTGGTTTCTGTTATCTTTTTGCAGATAAGAATCCACAGATGCCAAAGCCGATACCGGAACCCGGACCAGAAGTATTTAACATTGCGAGGTACTTTGACAGGCCACGCACAGGAACATGGAGTGATTTCTAATGGCAATAAGAAAACGAGAAAACCCCGTACCGCCAGCACCTCAAAGAGTTTATGCAACAGGAGAGCGGCAAGCATCCTCAGATGCGAATGATGATATTGGTTTTTGGACACTTGTGGGCAATTTTGGTGGTGCTGCGGTAGGTGCCACGGTGGGTGGAATAGTTGGAGGGCCAGCCGGGGCTCTTGCAGGAGGCCTCGGTGGATGGAGTGTCGGTGGTGAGTTCGCAGGCAATATGGCTGGAAGTTATGCTGCCGATGCACAGGCAGACTACGCAGTTGCACAGGCAGAACTAGACTCAGATAGAATGGTTACTGCGATGCACGCTGATTTGGAGATGGAGCAAGAGGCACGAGACTTTGCGCGAAGAATGTCTACGCTTAATGGAATATCTGCGAATACACCTAACGTAAATAAATCCGGCTACAAATGGGGCGGATACATAAGGAGTTAAGATGGATGAAGGAATGTTAATCTTAGAGGCCAAAGATATGGCAGCAGACAAAATGGACTCTAAGAAAAAAGAAGATAAGGAAGAAGATGGAGATCTTCTGTCGGAGCTGGCGGATATGGTAGACTCCTGGGACGATGAAGATCACCAATACTACGCTGATGTTGTTGCGTTAGTGCAAAAGCACGGTGGCGAAGTAGAAGAAGAAGAAGAAGAGTTTTATGATTAATGGCGACAAAGAAGTAAAGGTTGGCAAGGGCGTAGAGCCTATACTGGTAACTGAACTGATTAGTGAGCTTTATAAAAAAGGCTCTCTAGCTAGAAATCAGTATCTGGTGAAAGCAGACAGGAACGAGAGATATGTCAACGGTCAGCAGTATCAAGACATCAATAGGCTTACGGGCGTACTACAAGATGTACCTTGGCAGGACTATGTTCCAAAGATTACGGTCAACCTTCTTAGAAACCTTGTGCTTACTTGGACTTCTCGTCTTCTTCGAAATCGCCCCTCTGTTTCTGCTTATCCTAACAATGCTGAGATAGCTGATGTTCAGAGCTCACAAGCTGCTGAAAAGATGATTGAGTTTTTTGAATACGAGATGGATATCGATGAAACAATGTTTGATATCGTATCAAGAGCTTGCGCTCATGGCGTAGGAGGAGTGAAAATTGTATATGATCCAGATACTGATAATGTTGATTGGGGTCCCGTTACTATCTTTGACTTTGTTCTTGATCCTCAAGAAAAAAGTGAAGACTCAAGATGGGTTATATTTGAAAGATTTATCGAAGTCTATGAAGCCAATATGCTTCTCAGTGAAGCAGGAATACAAGAAAAAGCTGTCACACAGCAGTATTATATCGGTTCCAATCCAGACAGAGAAGGTGTCAAGGTACGTGAACTTTGGTACAGGCCGGACCCAAGAATCCCGGAGGGGATATACGCTTTAGAAGTATCAGGGCATATAACAGAAGCAGAGAAGTATCCCTATGTTTTTAAGAGGTTAGAAGATCCTCAAAAAGATTTAGACGTAAGTTTCTTGCCATTGGCCATGTTTGTAGTTGATCCGCTAAGAGGAACCTGCTGGGGGGATACTTGGATGAATGACGCTGTTCCAATACAGCGTCAGCTCAATGAGGTAGAGAGTACACTAACTAAACTTCGAAGGGATACGGCAGGGGCAAAGCTGATTGCACCGGGCAATGTGGCAAAAGCATTAGATACAGGGAACCAGATACTAAAGGTAGATGATCCACAACAGGCACAGATGATTAGATACATGGAGCCACCTAGAATAAACAACCTATTGTTCACCGATAGGGACCAAATGAGCAAGAGATTGTACGATTTAGCGGGTCTAAATGAGCTAATGGTGGGTGCAGAAGCAGCAAAAAGCGGTCAATCTGCCAAAACTATAGCCTATTTAAGTGAGCTAGATAGCATGAAACAGGCCGGAACAGCACGCTCAATAGAGCGTTTTTTGCTAGAATCGTGGCGAAAAACCCTCATTCTGGTGCGAAACTACTACACTGAACCACGAATGCTAAGCATTGTAGGAGAAGATAATGTCCTTGCTCAAACATCCTTCATTGGCTCGGATATTGACGGTGTTGGCCTACGCCTTGAGCCACGCGAAGGCAAGGCTAGATACACTGCTCAAAAAGAACAGGATGTTATTGAGCATTCCCAGATGGGTCTTCGAGACTCGTCAGAAGCTAGGCAGATGGTTGAGACTGGCACATTGTCAGGGACAGAAGATCAGCGCCAGAACATGGCAATGTCTCAGCTCGTTAGCACGATCCTTCAAGGAGCTGATGCGTACGTTGATGAATCGGTAGATCCGATCTTCGCTATAGATTATTTAAAACAAGCTATAGAAATTCAAATATCAACAGGAGGCAAGGAAAGCATCATCATGATACTGAGTGAGATACTTCAGGTATATGAACAATACCAAGCACAGCAGCAACAGCAGCAGATGCAAATGGAGGCTCAGCAACAGCAACAGCAACAACAACAACAGGGTCCACCGATGATGCCACAAGGTGGATCTCCACAAAACGAAGGACAGTTCTAATGAGAAGCTCAAAGAGAAATCGTTTGGCTAAGGAAAAAGCTAAGGTAGCACCCGTGCCAGTCAAGAAGAAGAAAAAGAAAACACCAGTTAAAAAGAAAGAAGATTAACCTATGTCAGATAGTGAAGGCGTAATCGAGGAATCGCCAACCTCACAAGCAGCAGACCCTTCCGATATGGAAGCGATGATGGTATCAGCTTTGTCTGATACAGAGGACTCATCAACCTCCGATACCCCTGACGTACAGGGAGAAGCGGAACCTGACTCCGATGAAAGTGCAGCGGCTAAGACAGATGCAGAGGATGCAAAGGTTGAGGCGAAGACAGAGGAGAATATCCCCAAGGATAAGTTCCTCAAGAGGGTCAATGGCTTGCAAGCAGCAAAGCGGAAAGCTGAAGATAGAAACCTTGGATTTGAAAAACAGCTTGGTGAATACCGAGAAGCTTTTTCAATCTTGCAGAACCGTGCGTTCGATGCTGAGCAAAGGCTACGAGAGTATGAAGAAGCAGATCCAAGAGATCTTCAAATACAGCAGATGCAGCAGCAGACACAAGCCCAGCAGATCCGACAAAAGTTAGAAGCCGAACATCAACAGAGGGTCGTGGCGATGCAGCGACAGTCCCAAGTAGAGGATAGAGCAGATCAAATTGTAGAGACAGCTAATGCGCTTGCTGAGAAATATCCAACCATCACAGCGGAAGAAGTTGTTTATAAGTTTAGGAACTCTGATAAATCTATGGAGGACTTAGCGAAGGAGATGCATTCGTCCCGTTACGAGTACTATAAAGATAGTCTCGCAAAGGAACATAAGCGTCCTAAAGCGCCACGATCCTTGAAGCCGCAGGGAGGCATGGTCCCAGTTAATGGTCATTCGGAAGATGACCTAGTGGACTTCCTCTCAGCAATAAGGAGTTAGAAATGGGTATTACAGCCGCAGAGATCGATGGTCTTCTTGCCAGATTTGGTAATCAGATTGTCAACGAACAAGTAAACTGGGCCACTCCCTTTGTAGGGAATGGCCACATTCAAAAGATCAAACATACACATGAGCTAGGTATCGTGCGTATGCGAGATAGTGATGGCTTGCAATCAACAGGTCAGATTGAAGATGGTGGCACCTTGCCAGCCGGGAAGAATGTTTCCTTCGAGAAGGGAAGCTATCAACCCAAGATCTTCTTTACCCGATTGTCCATTCCACGTGCAGCAGCGCATCTTGCTTCTGGTGGTCGTGATGGTGTGCGATTGGTCAAGGAAGAGGTTGAGGTAGCTGGACGACAGCTTGGTCAAGTTCTTGGTCAAGCAGTCTTCGAGTCTCCAATCGTTGCTCTTTATGGTCCAGACAATGCAGCGACAATCAATACCGCACCTGCGAGTTTTGGTTTTGCTGCTGGTGCAGAAGTAGAAGTCAAGGTTCCAACCTTGGCTGGTCTGTACATCAGTCAGTTCTTGGGGATCACGGACTCCGTAGGCGCACGTCATGAAAACATTGAGATTACTGGGATGAGCTCTCAGATTAATACCAAGGTGGATGGCACAGCGTTAACGGATACGAATGGAAAGCAGCTTGCTGCTGGTTTCTATTCTATCAAGCTAAAGAACAACACCGTTGGTGCAATCACTGTGAATGCTGGCGGAGTTACTGATCCAGCAGGGGCAGGGGTTCCGGGTGTTGACGCTCCGGGTGCATCAAGTATGTTCGTTCAGAAGTTGACTGCTGCGCCTACGGTTGCAGCATCGATGGAACCAATGACATCGCTTGCTGACTGTTATGCAAACGCTACTGGCCTATATGGTATTACCAATGGTAACTGGACGGGTAACACCCAGACATTACTCAATGGTTTGTCCATCAAGGCCATGCGTGACATGAGTACGAATATCAAGCGCAGAGCAGGGGGAAGCTGGCACATGCTAGTTATGAACTCTTCTGCATTGCAACGGTATTTCGAAACTGGTGTTACGGGTCCAAACGATACGTTCACTAACTGGTTACCGGGTCAAACCATGAAGGATGCTGATGGTGGTTCCACCATGCCAACATTCCAAGGGTTGCCTATCGTCATTGATGAGAATGTAAATGATCGAGACATTTACTACTTCAACAAGGATGACGTGAAGCTGGCTGAGTTTAAAGACTTTGCCACTGACTCAGATACCAGTGCCGGAAGTCACGGTATGGTAGATCGACATAGCTTGATCTATGATACTCAGATTTGGGGCATGTACAATATGCGTTGTACTCGTCGTAACTCTGGTGGTCGATTGACTAACGTCTTTCATGAAGCGGTAAGCGCATAATGATTGCTAGTCAAAAATCATTGGAACGAATGGTTGACAGACGATTGCGGAGGTGGGGTTTAATACCCCGCCTTCGTGATGGTCATATGTTTATCTGTACACCGAGAAGGGTTAAGTTAAATCTTGGCGACTTCTTTTCAATCTTTGAATACGATGATGAGTTAAAGATTGCGAGATCAGACGAGCCTATCATGTCAGTACTTAACAATAGAATATCAAAGTTCTCCAATGGCTTCGAGCCTTGGAAGAAGTACGTAGACAATCAAAAGAAAAGTGCTGCGTACAAAAAAGATCAAGCATCAGAAGAGTTTGAGGAAATGCTTAAACACGTTAGCACAAAGCGGGTACAAGTAAGATGATCACACTGCCAAACCTAAGACTTGCTATTTACAGTTACCTTGACGACGACGGTACAAGGTGGTCGTCAGGATCTGCAATCGGAACCTTGGATGAGGCGACACCTGTAGACAGGGCAATAAAGGTTGCGCTCTTTCAGGCATTAAGATTTTATTCAAGAAACGGTGGCGACGGAGTAACCGTACAGAAGTCAATAGCAACAGACGTAAATGGTCAGGCAGAACTTTTGGTTCAGCCTGATAGAGCTTTGTGGATTTCTAATGTCAGCCTTCAGGAGAATAACTTCTGGGCAAAGGCAAGAGCAACCAGAGCTGACGAAGTAGAGTACAGAGACAATGTAGTGAGAACAATAAGAGTTAACTTTATTCCAGAGCCATCAATAGATGCTGCAACAGGGGATATAAGATTCTGTTCAGATTCAGGTCTTGAGATACCAGAGCTGGAACAGTTGGCAGTTTTATACTCAACAAGAAACCTTCTCCCAAGAGACAATGAGCAAAATCCAGCATTGCAGGATGCAGTCTTCTTGGCAGAGAATACCATAACAGAAATAGTTCAAACTCCATTAGCAGTAGACTTTCCAAGATACGGTCGTGCTCCATCGGCGCAAGCACAGTACCGATGGGCGTACATAAGATACGACGCTGAGACTGGAAAGAAGAACGTGATTCAGATTCATAGACCGCTTTATTCTTTTTACGACGTGGTAAACTAAATGAAGAGTATGCAATACTTTAGCAGGTCTGGTGCGGCTGAGCCGGATGGAAGGACTTTCGATGAACGAACGTTACAGGCTGTTAATCTTACTGCTGCTAACATTGGCAGTTATCGTGAGTTTGCTGCTGCCCTTGCTCTCGCGCAATCTGGATCAGTTATTACGATAACAGAAAGCATCGATATTCCCAGAGGGTTTAAGATCAATGTTCCAAATCTAACAATAAGATGCGTCGGAAGAGGAGCGTTAAGACCCTCGGAACCAGATCTTACTCTATTTACTTTTGAGGACGTAGAGGACTGCAAGCTGATAGATATTATAGTAAACGAGAATGGCGATACTGAGTTCTCAACCTTTGTTCTTTTTAAGTCGGTATACACGGAGGAGTCTCCAGTGTTCAAAGGAGTAACAGTCAGGGGATGTGATGTATGCTCAACAAACTTCTTCTTAGGTGACGTTCTCTCCTTTATTAAAAACCTTAGCTTTGATTCAGTTCAAAGAGAGTTTGTTTACAACTGGGCAAGATACAAGACATATATTCAAAACAATGTGCATAGGTCAATAGTTGAGCCAACAAACCCTCCTGCCTTCCCTGCTCCCTCGACGGTGAAGGCAAAGGCGGGAGTTGTCTTTTTTGCTGGAGGGCTCTACAACTGTGTCTTATCCAACAATACAACAGAGGGGTTTCTAGATGTATTTGGGACAAACAATCATATCGTTGGAAACTCTATTTATGGATACAGAGAAGTCATTGGTATTGAAACATCTATCTTTGTAGACAACAGTGGCACAGACAACATAGTGACAAGCAACATTTGTGGATGGGCTTTTAATATTGGCGCATCAAGCACTGATGCAAACAATAGGACTATCTAATGATTGATATTTCTTTCTGGGATAAAAGAAACATATGGACAGACCAAGCTGGTGAGATGATTGTCAGAGAAGGTATGCAGCATACAATCAACGCATACGAGATTGGATTCTCTGAGATCTTTGGTGGTTTCTCCGTAGAGAACCCAAGAACATCTGGTCAGCTCCATTATATTATGGGTGCTGATGACAGCAAAGATTCGTACATTATAATGTGTAATGAAGAGTATGGGATACTTGCTAAGAAGTTTATTGGAAAAAGACTAAGACCTTCAGGACCATTTCAGGGAGGTGTCTTAAGTAATGGGCAACTGCTGATGGGTGCTCCGGGGATGCCAATGTTCTGGGGATACGTCGGAAATGGTTTTAAGATTGCTCAAAGAACCAATAGCGCACTAGACGTTGACTTCACAACGCAGTCAATAAACGACGGGCTTGTTGCGTCATGGCAAAACAGGATTGTTCTCGGAGTCAGGGACGCTCTGTATTTTAGTGACTTGGGATCTCCCCGTGCCTTTCTCGCTGGAAATACAGTCTCTGCTCCGGGTTTTATTTACTACCTAAAGGTATCTCAGGCTGGAATGTTGATCATGGGAACAACAGAGGGAGTCTACCAGATTGCAGCAGACACTGCTTACAGTGG